GCCGAGAATGGTGCTGACCTCGCCGTCCTTGAGCGCGGGCTGGAGCAGATAGTTGCCGGTGGAATCCTTGAGCTTGCGGATCGCCTTGACCGTGCTGTCGTTCAAGATCCACACAGCGTTCTTGCGGTAGGGAGCCTTGAGCGAATAGAACAGGTCGATGAGTTCATCCGCCGTGATCGAAGTGGGTCCTGCGGTCGTGACACCAACCTGACCACCGCCGGTCGCGTTGAGGATGCCGGTGGGTTTGCCCGTGCCATTACCGACAAGGAAAGCCTCCTCTTCTTTGTCACCGATCCTGCGAGTGAACTCACTTGCGATGTAGCCTTCAAGGTCGAAAGCGGAATCGTTGAGAAGTTCCTCGGAAACCTTGATGATGGTGCCGACCTTGTGAGCGTCGAGCTGCACCTGCCCGAAAGTTTCATCACTCTCGGTGTAAGCACCCTCCTCATCGATCCACGAAGCCGAGCCGTGAGACGCGACCACGGGGATCTTGTGCAAACCGCTCGAGGTGGTGATGACGTGAGCCTTGGAACGGATGACGGTGTTCTCGTTCAAACCGGTGACGAGCCTGGTCTCGAACTCATCAGGGACAAGATAACCGCCCTCGCCGTCCAAACCCTCGTTGAGAGAGTTCTTCATCTCGGGAGTCATATCGTGCTTGCTGCGAGTGTTCTTCCAGAACGCCTTCTTATAGGCTTCGCTTGCCCTGCCGGTCTTGGTATCAACCTGGACCTTCTCGGGCTTCTCCGTGATGGGTTTGCTGATCGGTCTGTTCATCTCGCTGTCGAGAGCCTCCGCCCTTTCCATACGAGCGATCTCCTTGCCGAGACCTGCGATCTCTTCCTCCATCCTGCTGTAGGTGGCATCGTCCTCTACCGAGAGGGTGCCGTTCTGATTCCTGTGGGTTTCGAGAAAGTTCTTCGCGCTTTCCCACATCTTTGCACGCTTTTCACGCAATTCCAAAATAGTCATGTTTTTATCCTCCATTTTAATATTTGATTAGGTTGAGTCTGTCCATCAGTTCGTCCACCGAACGTCCGGTCTTTGCTTGCTCCGCAGGTACTTCCACAGGAGCAGTGTTGATCGTTTTTGCCTTGGCAGACAACTTGCTGAATAGGCTGTTCTCCGCTGCCTTGCCGGAAAACGCATAAGCCGGAACATCCACCGCGACTTTCTCATCGGTAAGAATGCCGTCCGCAAATCCGAGTTCGATTGCTTTATTGGCATTCATCCAGGTTTCCGCATCCATAAGGTGCGCGAGTTTCGCACGGCTCTGTCCCGTCTTGATCTCATAGGCATTGATGATGCTCTCCTTGACCTCGTCCAGCATCTCGATTGCTTTCTGCATATCTTCGTGATTACCGAACGCCATCGTCATCGGATTGTGGATCATCATCAGCGCCGTGGGAGCCATAAGAACTTCGGACCCTGCCATCGCAATCACGGATGCCGCACTTGCCGCAATGCCGTCAATCTTGATGGTGACCTTGCCCTTATAGTCCATCAGCATGGAATAGATCTGACTTGCCGCGACACAGTCCCCGCCAGGCGAATTGATCCAAACGATAACATCACCGCTCCCTGCGTTCAGCTCCTCGCGGAACATCTGCGGAGTGATATCATCGTCAAACCAGCTCTCCTCGGCGATGGTCCCATACAGCTCAAGTACCCTTGCGCTTTCCGGTTCGCCGTTTTCCGTCAGATTCTTCCACTTCCAGAACTTCTTGTTCTTTTCCATCAGAATCCTCCTTGTTGGTTTGTTTATTTGCAAAAGCTCCCGCGTCCCCAAGCGGCAGCATATTGCCGTTTATTAAATACAAATCCCCGCCTTTTTCAGCAGGGATCCTGTCCATGTTCTCAAGTTCGCGGATGTCATTTGCGCTCATCCAGCCGTTCTGTCTCGCGGTCGCATAACCGGTCATTCGACTTGCGTAATCACCGCGCAGGAGACCTTCGACATTGAACTTGAAGAAGTAGGTTTTCTTATCGTTTGCCGAGAGCAAAGACCGGGACAGAGATTGCTCCCATCTGATCACCCAGGGATCAAGCGTGTACTTCACGAACTCCAAAGACTGTTGTTCAATGTTGGAGAAACTCGACTTCTCCAGGTCTCCGACCATATGCGGTGGGACACGAAAGATACGCGCTATCTCGTTGATCTGGAACTTCCTCGTTTCAAGGAACTGTGCCTGTTCGGGCGAGATTGATATCGGGGTGTACTTCATCCCCTCTTCCAAGACCGCAACCTTGCCGGCATTCGTAGTTCCACCAAAGGTGGAGTTCCAACTCTCGCGTACCCTTGCCGGGTCTTTGATTACCCCAGGGTGTTCCAAAACACCGCTCGGAGCTGCGCCGTTTGCAAAGAACTTCGCACCATATTCCTCACAGGCAATCGCCATTCCGATGGCATTCTTCGCCATTGCTATCGGAGAGTACCCGACCAAGCCGTCAAAACCGAGTCCGGGAATATGCAGGACATCGGACGGCTTCAAGGTTACTGTTGAGCCTTCCATCGTGTGGGGTTCCTCTGTGGAGCGAGTGTACTTGTAATACAACTGCCCCTTGTCATCCCTATCGACAGTCATCTTGTTCGGCATCAAAGGATACAAAGCAATCACTTCTCCCTTGCCGTTACGGATGATCTGGGCATAGGCGTTTCCCCACAAAAGAAGGTGCGTCATCAGCGTTTCCCTGAACACGAAACTCGACATTTCCGGGTTGGGTTCATCGTGCAGAAGATGATAGAGCGTGTGATCGATTGCCTTTTCCTTTCCTCCGGTATCGTTGTAGCGATACAAATGAAGTGGCAGTTCCGCAATCGCCTCGGACAGGATACGCACACAGGCATAGACAGCCGTCATTTGCATTGCCGAGCGCTCGGTCACCGCTTTTCCGCTTGTCGAACCTCCCATCGTGAAGACATAACTGCTCCCGGGTGTTCTGTTCTCAGGCTTATCCCTCGCCCTGAAAATCTTAGATAGAATTCCCATTTCCTCCTCCTTAAATGAATAAAATACCCCGGTTATCGTATATCGATTCCGAGGTGTCATTCCCACATCTGATTGCTCGGTCAAGTGCCATAACCGTTGCCACCGCGCCGTCTATCTTCTCCGTGGATTTCTCTTTGTCCATCTTCACGTTGCCCGCAGGATCGGTTCTCACGCAGACGTTGTCCATCATCCAATGAAGAACCGGATGCCCGTTGTGTGCGAAATAACCGCCCAACACGAGCTTCATAAGCTCCTTGGTCGGAGGACTCATATCTTTGAAACCCTGCCCAAACGGAACGACCGTGAAGCCCATATTCTCGAGGTTCTGCACCATCTGCACCGCGCCCCATCTGTCGAACGCGATCTCCCGGATGTTGAACTTCTCCCCGAGCCTTTCGATGAACTTCTCGATGTAGGCATAATGCACTACATTCCCTTCCGTACTATTAAGGTATCCCTGCCGTTCCCAGAGTTCGTAGGGAACATGGTCGCGGTTCACCCTTGTGGGGATGTTATCCTCCGGGATCCAAAAAAAAGGAAGGACATAGTATTTCTCATCCTCGTTTGTCGGCGGGAAAACAAGAACGAAGGCGGTTATATCTGTTGTGGAGGACAAGTCCAGGCCGCCGTAACAAACGCGCCCTTCCAACTCTTCCTCATCGAACCGAACCTCGCACTTATCCCACTTTTCCATCGGCATCCAACGAATTGCTTGCTTGACCCATTGATTCAGCCTCAACTGCCGAAAAGAGTTCTCCTCTGCTGGGTTCTGCTGCGCGGACAAACAGGCTGCTTGTACTTTATCCAACCCCACCGTTATTCCAAGCGAGGGGTTCGCTTTCTTCCAAACCTGGGGATCCGTCCAGTCATCATCGGCTTCTGCCCCATAAATCACAGGGTAAAAGGTCGGGTCGATTTTCCTTCCTTCCAGAATGTCTTTCGCCTTCTGATGGGTTTCGTAACAGATGCTATGTGTATCTGTTCCTGCCGTAGTAATCAGGAAATACAATGGCTGCATCCTCGCATCGCCCGATCCTTTCGTCATAACATCAAACAACTTTCGGTTCGGCTGTGTGTGGAGTTCATCAAAGACCACGCCGTGGATGTTGAAGCCATGCTTGCTATATGCTTCCGCAGACAGCACCTGGTAGAAGCTATTTGTCGGGAGATAGATTATTCGCTTTGTCGCAGCGAGGATCTTTACCCTTTTACTCAGCGCCGGACACATACGAACCATATCAGCCGCCACCTCAAAAACGATACTCGCCTGTTGGCGGTCAGCCGCACAGCCATAAACTTCGGCGCGTTCTTCTCCATCTCCGCACGTCAAAAGCAATGCTATCGCGGCGGCAAGTTCGGACTTCCCCTGTTTCTTCGGGATCTCAATGTAGGCAGTGTTGAATTGTCGATACCCATTCGGTTTCACAACACCAAAAAGATCCCGGACTATCTGCTCCTGCCAATCGATAAGCTCGAACGGCTTTCCCGCCCAGGTGCCTTTTGTATGGCTTAGGCATTGGATGAAGTTGACCGCAAAGTCTGCAGAGGCTTTATCGTATTTGGAGTCCTTTGCCATAAACATGGTCGGAACATACTTTTTCAGTTTTCGCAAATGTTCTCACCTCCGTTAGACATAACGAAAAACAGCCCCGTTCGGGACTGCCTTCGTGTTTGCTTTGTTTTTATTTTTTTTATCTTGCGAGGAAAGGATTGTTCTTCGCTTTTGCCGCCAGTCTCCATTGTGTGAAAACCAGGTCGGTGTTAATCCCGAGGAGCCTTGCGAGTTCCTCAAAGCAGGTATCTCTCACATCGCTGTCCCCGCCGAGGATCTCTTCGACCTTCTTGAAGTTCTGAAGGGCATCAAACAAG